GAAGAATTAGATTGGTTAGAAGAAGAGATTGTGCATTGGCGCAAACAGAAAGCAGGGTTGATTAATGGAAAAGATATGGGGTCGAACTTGAAGTAAGGAGGTGATTGCATGAGAAAGATAAGTAAGGATGCAGCAGAAGCATTGATGGCGTACAAGAAGTTCAAGAGAGGCAACACAAAAGTGGTACTCGATGCTGCTAAACCTAGTGCTGCTTACTTGTATCTGCATGGTAATATGATTGCTTGTCACGAGGCTGACGGTACACTCAAGATAACCGATGGCGGTTATGCTACTGTTACGACTAAGGACAGACTCAATGCTCTACCCCATGTTTCTATCTACCAACGAAAGTTCGTATGGTATCTTAATGAAGAGAAATGGGATGGTGACTGGGATATTGTATACAACCCTGACCCGAATGGTTTACAGTGGGGTCGCAAACGAATCCCTAGCAGTGATGATTCTATAGAAGAGGTGACTGAATGAATAGAAGAGTAAAAGAATTGATGATGAATTACGATAAGGAAACATTAGCAGTATTGTTAGATGAACAATTGACTATGCTTGATAACATAGCAGACCAATTTGGTGCTGAGTTTTTAGGACAGTTTGTAGGTGAGAAAGAATGAGCAGAGCATCGGGAATGGTATTCGCTTTACGAAAGGAGAGAGCAAGAGTGAAAGAACTTGAGGCTTACATAGCAGAACTTGAACAGCAGATAGAGGAGTTGAAAGAATGACGATAGTGATTGAGCAGAAGTATTTTGATAATTTGAAGTTGCTTGAAACAGAAATGTGGACTGCTATTTGGGAACATGAAAAGGCTGGCGCATCTAAAGTAATAATAGATGAAATGAAAGAGGCAGTAAATCATATTACAAAAGCAATAGACATATTGGAGAGGGATGACTTATGATGTATAGATTAACAGTAGGACAGAACCAATGGCTAATAGTTGAGCACATAACTACGACAGGGAGAAGCACTACCTTTCAGGTAATTGAATCACATAGATTACCACAGGTTAAAGTGGGTGACATGGTTCATCAAGATAAGAAGAATATGTTCGTAGCATATCCAACAGCAACCATGACTAGACCATCGTATCGTCTACCATCACATACTTGGATTAGTAATGAGTCTCATATGGATTTGATAGACCACGAAGAGGAGTAACTCCTCGACAGTCTATAGTAATTAGCGAGTTGATATATAAAGCAACATCAAAAGGTGATAACATGACAAGACAATTTACTACAACAAGAATACCATCCGACCAACCGAGTGTATTCTTACTAACAATAACTCAAGAGCGACACTCAGTAGACCAAGATGGATATGAAAGATGGTGGGATGCCAAGCATGAGCATCTAGTATTTGAATCACTATTGGATGCTAGACAGTTTGCCTATGACTGGACTACGGATGTAGAAAAGAATACATCGAACAATGTAGAAGTGATACTAGAGCATCACTTGGATAGATGTAGACAAGCCTACGCTTTACATCCTGACAGAGCCATGCCTAACATTGAGATACTATTCAAGAATAAGAACGGTGGACTATACAAGCGACTCACTATTAGTGACGAGTCAGTTACACCAACGCCCTTCTTTACCGATAGCAAAACCGATGAACAGCAACAGTTGATATATAAAGCAACAATGAATGATGAAGTGAAACAAGGAGAGACAGACCATGACTAACCGAATGAAAGAGCCTGAACTTAACAGTACAGACCGTATCAAAGCGATGAAATCACAGAAGGCAAAAGCCCTCTTTACTCATCGCTCAGCCCACAACCAGTATGCAGTACCGAAGGATTGGCAACCACTAGATATGATTGCCATTCACTTGACTGACACTGCTTTACATCTAGCATCAGCAGGTGAAATTATTGGCTACCCTTGTTTCTTGAGGACTTGCCCTGAGACTCCACGGCATGGTGTCATTGAATCTATCCGTTGTAATGATGAGGCTTCGCTTATCAGTAACTTCAATCGGCTTGCTCAAGTTATGACTGACGCTGACCCCAATGGTTGTATGCTACTCATGCCATTCATTGATGCTTCGTCATCTTCTGTTATGGCATTGTCTCACCCTGAAGTGGATGAGACTGGCAAGACCATTATGACTGCTGACCCTGAGACTGGGCTTGACAAACCAGTAATGTTCCAAGGTTACAACATCATGGGAGTTGGTCACGATGGTGTCACTGCTGGTCATGGATTCAATCTTGCATTCCCTCTTCGCATTGATGACTATGCGAAGGACAACATGATTATGAACTCGCTATCTTATTCTCCTACTCGTCACGAGTTGGAGTTCGTATTCAATCTAGTCAATGAGAATCGTGATAGAGGATTACTAGAACTACCTGAGATGAAGCACAGTCTTACACAGATTCGTGGTGCTCCATCCCACACTCCAGTTCACCCTCCACCTGAAGGTGTAGATACTATTGGTATGATTGCTGATGGTGAAGTCATAGTGAAGGACTTCATTGTAATGAGTGGTCTTGAAGAAGTCGCTTGGCTTGAAGAGAACATTACTCCTGAGAAACTACCTGAAGGCTTCATGGTTGTCGAACCTGCTGGCTCTCGTCTCTCTCACATCTATGCTCACTGCCGTGGTGTTGGTGTTGCTTATGCTATCACTCCTTCAGTGACTGTGGGTGACCGTTGGGTTGAGGCTGCTGCTGGCTGGGTTGTCAAAGACAATGAGCACAAGTTTACTCCTAAGCCGTATGCTCCTCATGCTTACCTTGATGACTTCTCTCGTGGACTCAAGGATGGTAACTTGTACTGGCGAAAGCAACAGGGCTGGTTCTCCACCTTCTTCCACCAGTGGGTCAGTCTACCATACAGCAAACCATCTGATGTATCATACCTTGCTGGTATGTTCTGTGCTTGGCTACCTAAAGCCATGCTTGCTCTTGGACTTGGTGAAATGCGACACGCTCGTAGCCTCAAGACCAATGCCAATGCAGAACTGTTTGCTACAATGACTGCTTGTATTGGTAGTGATGTATGGAAAAAAATCAACAACACTCCTCACCTTGATTCTACTCGTGGTCACTACTATGCAGCAATAGGTCACATCGAAGTGGACTGGGCTGACTGTGCAAAGATGCTTCGCTTCTTGAACAAGCACTACCGCAAAGGGTGGTCATCCTCATACGGTGGCCCGAAGTGGGGCGACTCCATGTTGATGGGTGCTGAAGTATGCGATGCTATACAAGCGTTCACTGCTCAACCTGATGCTACTACTCTTGGAGAACTCATCGTCAAGGTGAACATCGCTGAGAATGCAGTACACAACAATGGTTCACTGTTCAACAAGTGGCTTAGCAAGTATGCTTTCGATGCTGGTACTGCTGGTTTCAATCCACGAAGAGACATGAATGCTATGGCATCAGTCTTTGAAATGGCTCGTGAGTTCCTTGACCCTGACCTTGAAGAAAAGCGTACTCAGTGGGAGAGTGCCTCTCCACCTGAGAACGATTGGGGAGAAATACTTGACTATGTTGAGAAGAAAACTCCAGCCTACTGGCGTAAGACTCCTATTGCTTCTAGCAAGAATGTTCACGAGGCTCTTCGTAATGTCATGGAGATTCTACCAGTTGGGTGGAGACATGGTGACAAAGGTAGCCATAACAACCCATTGAATAAGGACTTCATTATGTGTGGTGTATCTACTTGCCAGCAGTGTTCTAAGCATCTGACTTGGGCTGCTAACAATCCTAACGAAGTGGCTCACACACAGTTGGTTGAACTCAAGTCACTGTTCGATGAGCACAGTGCTTCACTGATGATTGCCCCTCCTCCTGTTGATGTATGGTTGGTTGGCTCTCAAGGTGAGACTCGTACCAGTATCAAGGAGCAGATTGCTCTCATCAAAGCGAAAGAGTTCCTACCTACAGCGAAGGAGTTCAATGCTCTGTATGAAGCGATTGACCCTACTGACCCTGACACTCCTGAAATGATGCTGATACTGAACAAGTATCTAGCGAAGCAGGGTGATGGGCTAGAGGATTTCCTCAAGGCTATGACTGAGGATGAAGTAAAGGAAGTGAAACAATGAATTGGATGAACAATAGTAAAGCAGGTTGTCACACTGGTAACCCAGTTGTGTTTGAGATTGATGGTGTAGCGATACACGCTGGTGGTCACACTCGTAATGGTGGCTGGCATCGTATGACTCCTATGCCTGACCTAGCGATTGGGCCAGCGCAAGTAATGGAGAACCCTCGTGCTACTGTTGTACCTACTGGTTGGTCATGTCAAGGCTACATTGGTGGTGATACACCACAGATTATCAGTATCGACTGGCCTGACTTCTCTATCCCTCAAGATGTTCACCGTGAGTTTTGGCTTGCACTTGTTGCTGACATAAAGGCTCAGGGTATCAAGACTATATCTACTCAGTGTGTTGGTGGTCATGGTCGTACTGGTGTTCAACTGTGTATTCTTGGTTACCTTATGGGTGATGCTGGTTGTCTCAAGCAACCTGATGCTGCTTCTTTAATTGAGTATGTTCGTGACTTGTACTGCCACCATGCAGTCGAAGGCAAGTCGCAACAGAACTATGTTGCTGAAGTTCTACAGATACCTGAAGGTAAGTCTCTGTTTGCATCACTTGGTAGCAACCGTGGTAACTTTACATTCTCAGATGAATCGGACACACCAAAGAAGAAGCAGAAGAAACCAAAGTCCGAGTATTGGATTCCCGAAGAAGATGATGATGAAGGCGATGGATTCCCACCTTCATGGGAACTGTATGCTTGTGCAGTATGTAATAACCATCAGTGGGTTCACAAAGAAGATGGTGTACCTGAAGTGTGTGACAACTGTGGAGCACCTGAATTGATGCTGGCTACCGATGGTCTGTATGACATGGTGGATATATGTCCTAAGTGTGACAACACTGTATCACACTTTGGTATGCATCAAGATGGTCACTGTATTGTCTGTGCTGCTGAGGAGGCTAAGGTCAAGACTCGTGATGGTATGGTTCAATGTAAGAAGTCTAAGAAGTTCTACCTACCTGAGTTCATCAATGTAGAGACATGGATTTCATATGATGCTGAGCGCAACGAGCGACTCAAGGCTAAGAAGAAAAAGAAAGGTAAGGGTAAGCGCAAAGGTAA